TATGCCCCGCCGTCACAGAATGGCAATTTGAAGAGGCTTACAGAAGCAGTTGAAGGGGCAGTTAATAGAACCCAAGAATGGTTCAGTCCAAATTCAAACACAGGTAATCCAAAATATCAGATAGGAGTGATCTTAACTCCAATTTTGAGTGGCTCTAGTTTTGGTAATAGGACTTACAGAGCATGAATTTCAAAACTGATATGCAAGCAATGGCTGTGGATTTAATCAACAGAGTATTTGGCTCTGAAGGTGGAGTCTCGCTGTTGGTGACTATCAAACATCCCATACTTGCGAACATCGATGAAATTACAGGAAAGATGTATCATTTGACTGATGAATTTGAGATTCTCGGTATTGTGGGACCCTGGGAACAAGACGCAGTTAATCCGCAAGTAAGTGAAGCAGCAATCAAAGTCAATGATCTAAAACTCATTGTTCCTTTCACAGAAATGCCTTGGATGCCTACTGCTGATTTAGACTCAGTATGGACTCCAGATGGCAGCAGATACAATATAATTTCAATAACGACTGATGCAGCATTCGCTTGTTCTACTATGCAACTAAGAAAGTTGAAAGGTGCTCCAATTGTCTAATGAAACAGAATTGAATGCAGCACTGGATAAGTTTATTATCACCAATACTAACATAATTGGTGGAAAATTAATCAAAGGCTTCAAAGAAAAGACACCAGTCGATACAGGTGAGGCCCAAGGTGGCTGGACCATTGAGAGTGTGGTTGCGAAGGTTGGCGATACTCTTGTGATTGCTAATGATGTTCCATACATTGGCCATTTGAATTATGGCACAACCAAGATGGAAGGCCATTATATGGTTGAACGAACCGTTCAAGAAGTTCAAACGGAATACAGATAAATGGCACTAGAACCCGGTCAAATAGTTAATTCGTATGAAGAAGAGGAAGAAGCAATTATGACTCGCTTCGGTACGAATTTCGACACGAGTATGGTCCCAGTTCAGTATGGAAACTTTGGACTTTACAAGAAAGGCAATGAAGTTCTACAGAATCCAGATGACTCTGATCTTTGGATTCGATTCAATATTATTGGTGGCCCTGGTGAATCTCCTGAAATAACAAGAAGTTTCACAAGAGTGAATGGATTGATCGCAATAACGATTTTCACACAACGAGGACAAGGCTCCCGTGATGCGAAAAGAGTTGCTGATGAGTTATTTCCACTCTTTAATCGTGTTTCCTTTAATGGAATCAAAACTGATGCAGCAAGTTTGGTCATTGGAGGGTATCAAGACAGTTGGTATCAAGTCAATTTGACTATTCCATACAGATGGGAACGCTGTTTAACCCAAAATTGAGATAAATAAACTATCTGAAAGCAGATAATTAAGGAGTTACAAAACTATGGCATGCGAACTATTCGCTGTAACGGACGAGGCGTCACTTGCGTATGGCGTTCAAGTGGCGTGCGGCACACCAGCAACCTCTCTGATAGCACTTCGTTATACAAGCGAATCCCTTGCTATGACCACAGAGGCTACACAATCAAATGAAATCCGTTCGGACAGAAATGTAACTGACTTGGTCAGAACTTCTGCTTCTGTAGGTGGAGCAATTGGCTTTGAATTGTCTTACGAGACATTCGATGTCTTTATCCAAGGGCTTCTACAATCACCTCTCCCACTAGATGGAGCAGGAACAACAATTAAGAATGGCAAGACTAAGCAGTATTTGACATTCGAACGAAATACCCCAGCAGGCCCTGCCCCTACGAATTACTTTACTTCGTTCCAGGATATGCAGTTGGCATCATTGGATTTACAAATCCAGCAAGGTGCACCAATTCAGGGAACTTGGAATGTATTAGGACAAGGTCTTCCAGTCAATAGTTCTACTTCTATTGATATTGATGGCTATACACCAGCAAATGACAATCCTGTCTATAACACCGTTGCAGGTGTTGGTGAAGTGATGATTGATGGTTCCCCAGTTGGCTCCGTCCAAGGTGTTACACTTACAATCTCGAATAACCTTAGAGAGCAAAGAGCACTTGGCTCTGTTGCTCCAGCAGGTGTAGCTAACGGCAAATTCGTTGTTACAGGTAATATTTCTATCTACTTCGAAAACAATGTCCTAGCATCGAAATTCATTAATGATGAATCATTCACTATGCAAATCACACTTGAAGATACTCTCGGTGTTACGAGTGGCAATCAATATGTGATTACAATGAACAATATCAAATTCAATAACTTGACAAATAGTGTCCCTGGTATTAATCAGGATGTGCTCTTGCAAGGAGATTTCCAAGCAGTCTATAATAGCGGCCAAGATGGCACTATTACAGTTGCTTCGATTGACGCAGTATAAATGTTGAAGTCCTGAAGTCATATTCAAGGATAGCCCTGTTCTAGTTTTCTAGACGGGGCTTTTTCACGGTTTGATAAATATGCTACGAGCCAATCGTAACGGAGAAATGAACAATGGAATTAAAGAATTTTATAAAGAAGTATGACCCGAAGAGTGAGGGTGAGTGGTTTGAGTATCAAGAGGAAGTGAAGTTCTTGATTGCTCCTATGCGAAACCCTGAAATGAAGAAGAAACTCTTAGAGGAATTTACTTTAGATGAAGCAACCAAGTTAGAAGAGCACGGGGCTACTGGATTAGAAGGTAAGGGTAATATCGCGTTAGGAAGAGTTACTCGTGTCTATGCTAAATCTCTCGTGTTTGATTGGGATGGAATTACTGAAAATGAAGAGAAGTCCAAATTCAGTAATGACAAGATTCACGAATGGATGATGGAAGATTCTGCTTTCAGCAATTGGGTTTTAGATAAAGCGAATGAGTTGCTTGTAAAGAAACACAAAGCAAAGGAAGAAGTTGTAAAAAACTAACTGAGTTTGTGCTTTGGTTTTCTAGATATTCCGAAGTGCAAACTCTGGCCCCAGCAGTGGCAAGGAAGATGGCAGGTAAGGAGCCTCAAATTCCACTTGGTTATGATTTATATCTAGATGCTTTCTTTAGACTACAATCAGAGAGGCATTTCAGTGACGGTGTGCTTGGACAGATACCCACTATGAAAATTATTGAATACGCCACTTGGCTTGATATAGACAATGTGGATCAATTCATAGAAGTTATTACTCGTATGGATGTGGTTTATATCAATTCCATAAGTGATCAAAATAAGAGAAAGATGGCAGCAGCCTCTAAAGGGAAATAATGGCAGAGAATACTTTTACGCTACGAGTTGAGATGGAATCGGCGGGAGTCGTATCCGGTCTCAAACAAATTCAAACAGAGATAAAGAAGACTAATGCTGCCACAAAAGATCTTGCAAAAGGTTTTGGTGATGCTCTAAAAGATGTCGATAAACAAGTTAGTGATATTACTGATAGCTTAAAGGATTTAACTACTGGTGGAATTAAAGGTGCAGTATCTGCTATTGGGGATTTGACTGCAGGTATGGGTTTGGCTGCTGGGGCAATCGCTGGAATAGCACTCGGCACTGTTGCTGCAACCGCAGCATTAATTGCTAATGGTGTTGCTATGGCTGCTGCTGCAGATGATGCAGCAGAATTAGCAGAAAAATATGGATTAACAACCACCCAACTTGCTGCGTTTGAATTAATTGCTAAAGAGAATGGTGGAACCGTATCTGGGATGATTGGTGTTTATGATAGATTAACCAATTCATTAGATGAAGTAGCCTCCGGGAATCTAAAGGCTGAGAATTCGTTTAGAAGATTGGGTATTGCTCAATCCGATATTGCTGGTAAATCAAGAGAAGAAATAGCCGGAATGGTTCTAAAGAATTTAGCCGCTCTTGGTAATACTACGCAAGCCGTTGCTGCCGCTGCAGATGTTTTAGGTAAGAGCTTTAGAGAGCAATCAATCGCAATTAGGGCTGTATCTGACAGTTATGCAGATTATGAAAACCGAATTAAAGGGTCTGTCGCTACTAAGGAATTAGAAGAAGCAGGAGCTCGACAAGAAAAAGCCTTTAGTAATTTAGAAATTGCTGTCAAAGGGCTAAAGAATACTTATGCCACAACATTCTCTGAAATAGCTTCAAATGCCGCCGATTGGGCAACAGAAATGGTCAAGCAATTTACAAAGGCTGCTGAAAGTTCTAATATTGTATCTCTTGGAAAATTTGCTAATGCTAATAGACTGGCAGAAGCATATGGTTT